ATTAGTTAATCCAATAGCATCCGTTAATAAGTCAAATGCCTTAGAAATACCACCTATTAAAATTTCAAATACTTTAAACTTTTCAAGTAAAGGAATAATTATCCCTATTAAGAACATTAAAGGGTTAGCCTTAATCGCATCGCCTATTCCTTTAAAACCTATCTTTATTTTGTCTAAATCTAAGTTCTTAAAACCTTCTCCAAGTAATCCGGTACTCGCTCCAAGCTTTTCAACTGCTGTACCTTGTACTTTTGCTGCATCCCCTAAATCTCCTAATCTGTCTTTTAAGTCCGTTACCTTCTTTTGAGCTTCTGCATAAGATTGTGTACCTACTTCGCCTGCTTGTAATAATTCGTTGTTAGCATCCTTAATAGCCTTTTTAAGGTCTTGCATTGTTTTTATCTCTCGGTCAACTCCACCGATAGTAATTGAGAAAGCTATATTTTCAGCCATTTTGAATGTCTTTTATTAATTGGTTAATCTCTTCGTTGTTTTGAGTATACATAGTTAATGTAAAGAATAATCCGTCGATACCATCGAGAATATTATCCATTAAGTATATATCGCTGTTATGTACCAGTTTCCGTTCCATTTTACAATTTTTACTGAATGATTTGCTGTGTTTATTTCGTATGTTGCATTCCCGTCAATAGTTCCTTCATCGGGTGTTATAATTAATTTATGTGGTGCTCCAAGCTTTTTAAATGTTACTTCATCCGTTCTGTCATTTAAAGTTACATAGATATTTCCGTCGCTTGTATCTACTAAATAAATACTATAAATATCCTCAGTAGTATAAGCTGCTGTACCTACTAACCTTGTGTAACCTCCGATACTACCACGTAACATCGAAACACCTGAGTGCTGTACTTCTATCACTTCGTTAGTTAAACCAACTCCTGTGAAATTCTGTACATCACTATTAACTATTACACCCGAACAATTAATTAGATTTACATTCCTTGCACCATCGGATATGTAATTATCACTACCTCCGATAACAGCACTATCCGCTCCGTAGTTATTATTACCACTACCTCCTAAATTAGTATTACCGCTTAATTGCCTTAAATTAGGCCCATTGTCAGGGTTATATACCTCAGGAGTAAATCCGTTGTATAAAGGCATTCTAATAAGTTCTACTAAGGTTGTTTGTGAGCTTAGTGGGTCAAAGTCAACTATCTTATTAACTAAATAATAAGTGTTATTAATAAATACTTTTGACCTGAATGTGAAATTCTTTATATCTATTGCACTTAGATTAAAATAAGCCTTTACTACTTTTGAATTTTGGTCCGATACCATATCGATAAAAGCTTTATGGTATAGGTTATAAAGATTGTTAGTAGTAAAAGTTCCTAAGAATGGATAATCTAAATATTTAGTTTGAAAGTTTAAATCGTAAGTAGGTGTTAATGGGTTATCAGTATGTCCGGCATAAGGATAATAACCATAAGTTGGTTGAGATGTACCATTACCAGTAAATACAGCGGTGTATAAACTTGTAGTAAATCCGTATAATGTCCAATCTTTAAATATAGTTCCGTACCCTACTCCGCTTACATAATTAGTACCATTAACCCAATCATTATAATATAACAAACGAATATTAGGTTTGAATTTACTTACCGTTCCGTTATCGAATGAATAAATATAAGGAACCGTAGCTGTGTATAAATTAGGGTATGCGTTTGGCGTAGCACTAAATCCTAATTCATTTGTCTTAGCTTGGTTTATAAAGTCATTGTCTACTTCTATTTCCTTTGTTCCGAAAGTTTCACCTAAAATCTCTTTGTCCTTAGTATTTAGGTAATCTCCATCATCTTTATATTTTAAAGTATAGGTTTTAAAGTCAAGTTCTTGCATCGGCAATACTTCAAACTTTTTACCTATATCTAATTTATCAGTCCAATCAAATACTTCATAATTAGTTCCCGAACCTGAAGCAACACCCATCATCGGATAAAAACTTTCAGTCGGATTGCTTGAATCTACAAATGGTTCTATTATATAGTTATTTTCATCATCCTTGTCAATCATAAAAACAAGGTTGAACATCTTAATAACGTCTTTTAATAAATCTAATTGCTTAACTCCAACAGGTAAGCATTTATTTATTACTACGGTCATCCCCTCGTCAATCTCTTCGGATTGGTTTTGCATTGTGAATGAACCCGAACTTATGGATGAAGATGTAAAGCCACCTGATATTGCTCCTGTTGTAGTTATTGTAAGAGTATAATCAACTAATGTATTAATCAAATCTCCACCATCTAAATATATCTCTACATCTACATTTACATTCCATCCGTAAATTGTTGGGCCTGATATACCGGCACCTGTGTTAAAGTTTGTTTGTGCGATTGTGGTCCATGTAGAACCTCCATCCGTTGACCTTTGAATATATGCACCACCTACAATCGTAGCTGTTGTTATTGTGTTACTTATATTGTGATTAAATACAGGAGTGCCAGCGAAAAGGCTTAAAACATAGTTACCGCTTTGACCTACTGTTACAATACCAGTCGTAGCGTTATGTTGGTTTCCGTTATCGTAATAATTATAAGCAGGAGCAGTTGTTGGTGTTTCTCTTGGATTTGTTAAAGCTACTGTATTTAACCCTGTTGTATAAAAATAAGTACCACTAACTGATGTTATAAATGTTAAAGTCGGAGCAGTAAAAGATTGCGTGTAAAGTGTATGATACCCTACTGAGAATGTCCTATTATTGTATTCTGTTGGGTCCGGTTCTAAACTTTCGTTTGAGAATGGTATTACTAACTTTTTAAAGTTGCTTGATTCTAAAAATGTACTTGTAAATGTCTTACCGGCTTTTGTGAATATTTGTTTTATGATTTGATAAATAGGTATAGCCGGACGCATGTATCTCGTTTCCCAAGTATGCCCAAACATTTGAGATAAATTGTTAAACTGATACTGACCGTAATAAATTAACGGATATCTATACCCATAACCAGCTACAGTATTAACAAATGCTGAACCGTTCCAATTCTTTGGTGTGTTGCTTCCGTTGTATCCTGTTCCGTTCCAATCACCCCAAGAGCGTTGAATAGTTGACCTATCTAATGCGTGGTTAAAGTTATAAGAATAAGGATTAGAGTTTAAGTCGATGTCATCCGCTGAATCATCGTTATTAATTAATAGTTTATCGCCTATTTGTTTAAATAAATCCCCACCTTCGCCAATTAGATTACATGAATAAATATACTGACCAGTTTGAAGATTCATCTCTATTCTAACAATTTGAATAGAGCCTTTGAATATTCTATGCTCGTTTAAATAAACTTCAGCATCTGTTTTTTTATTAGGGTTAAAGGTTTGTAAATCTAAGTTAACATCAAAAATAAACTCAAATAGCCTATCTACTGTTTTAACTGAAGGTAAAGATATTGTCTTACTGAAATCAAAATCCCTAAATTCAGGTGTACGCATATCCGCTACCGCATAGGTTATCTTAATTCCTAAGTCCTGCATTACAGGTACTTCAGTTCCGGCTATAAATAGTCTAGTCATTTGTAAATTGTCTGCGTTCTGTTATTCCTTCGTTTACGTTAACTTGAAGGTTGATTAGTTTATCAATTTTGTTAGATTTGAACTCGTAAGTTGTATCCGTTGGTACTAACTTTTTATAATCCTGATATCCTGAGTTTAAAAACAATTCAGCAGTAGTGAATAAATCCTCTAATGCTAATACTTGAAAGTCCGATAAGTAATTAGATTGTAAAGTATGTGCCTTTTCGTACGTGCTTGATAAAACTTTTCTTTGAATACTTAATGGTGGGCTTTTAGTATAGTTAGTCGTGAACGTACTATTAGTATATGAAGCCTCGAATTTATTTAACTGAGCATTATATGTAGAGCGTGTTACATTGTCTTTTTTCTTATGGTTTCCGTACATATTAATCCAGTCATAAGCTCCGTATCTATTTAAATAATAAAGTGGTTGATTGTAGAATTTAGCACACGTTTCATCTATATCAAAACGTATGGTTTTCGGAGTCATGTTTAAGTTAGAATAAAACGTACACGTATAGTAAGATTCAGTACCTATGAATAAAGGCGATGAACTTACTACAGGCGAAGTAACAGCCGTAAAGCTTGCAGGAGAATTAGCGAATAATTGCGTTAAACTTGCCACACCCATATTAATACATACGTATTTATTTGTAGTGTTATAGGTGTTATTAGGTGCTAATGTCGTATAAGAGTTATTAATGAAATAAGAGTTTAAAGCTGTTCCGCTTGAATTATAAGTAATTAATTTAACCGTTGTAATGTAATCCGCTGGGCTCTGTAAAAAGTAAAGTACAGCATCTTGGTCGGTTTTTACTTTTGTTATAGTATCTAAGTTATTTAAAGCAGTTACTCTATCCGTTCCTACATTAACAAAATCATTCTCTTCGTATATAGCTCGTTCGCTCATATTTAAAGAACCGTTCCATGCTAATACTACATTACCTGTGCTTCCTGTGTGTACTGTTGGCGGAGTTCCGTATACTTCGTTAATGTCTACTATAAACTTTTCTATTCCACCAGTTACTAATTGCCATCCGTCAAGACCAAATGGATAGTAATTTACTACGTGCTTTTCAGCTACTTGTCTTAAATTGAAATAACCTTTAAATGTAGTTGGATGTGGGTCAATGTTGAATGTGTAACTTGTTGAGCCTATTGTTACAACAACTTGAAATGACTGTGAGGTGCTTGTTACGTTGCTTCCTGAGAACTCAAATTCTATATCATTGAATGCAGGGACTATCCGATGAGGCCTCTTGGTTATTGTGATTGCCATGTGTCTAAATTATTTTTAATTACTTTACCGTATTCTTGTCTTATTTTCTGCGCTAATATTTCCTGCCTTCCGTCGTTAATTACTTCAGTAAAAAAGTGATTAGCCTTATATCCGTTCTTTGCTATCTTCCTTGATATTAAAAAAGCCAAAGATTTAGATGCTTTATCAAATGGCATCTTTTTTTCTTGAGCGAATTTACGGGCTATACCTTTTTTCTTTACCCAAGGTAGTATCTTATCTGAAGGCACCGGACCAGCTCCACGACCACCATCAACCCACTTCCAATACTCATTCATTGATATATCCATTTTTAAATCATCCTTTGGATACGTCAACTTGTATTTAATAGAAGCAGCTAACCTTGACTCCTGACCACCTCCGTAACTAACACCTTTATTTTTAAGTGATAATCTTAAGTCATTAACTAACTTAATCGCAAAATCTTCTATTATTTTATTTATGCTTTCCAAGTTCAGCCTCCCAAGCTTCAATGCTTGCTTTGTCTTTTAAATACATTAATCTGTTTAACAATCTCCTTACATTCCACTTCATTAATTCCTCTTCTTTGAATGGGTCGTTGTCCGTTACTATGTTTAAAATGTGATACCATCCGTAGTGAGTTATTAGTTTAGATTTAGTTCTTTCATGTGGTGGTTTATCTTCTCCATCGCTTGTTCCAAATAGGTCTGCATACGGGCGCTCAAGATTGTGGACACTTTGGAATAAAAAAAAACCGCTCCGTAAACATCGTAGCAACTTTTGCCCTTTATTAGTTCAGCTCTTCGGTTTATTTCATTCATTGAATCATCTTTATAGTTCCCCTCCTCATCTAACTTATCACTCTTAAATAAAGGTTTATACATTAAAGCTATTATCTTATGTAGGTTTTGTTCTGTTTGTCCGTTGCTAACATAATGCTTTAAAGATAGATAGCGTGAACTTGAGAACTTAGAAACATCCAATAAAGCCTTATAAGGATATCCATTTAACCAAATGACTTTCTTTACTGGTAGTTTAGGGTTAGGTTGGAATAAAAAGCTTATTTGTTTAAAGTAGTGTTGAAGTTTCCACAAAGGTAATGACTCATAATACCTTCTTGACTTATTTGTTAAATAAGATAATAAGCGTATACATTTGTCTACGTGGTCATCATCCGATTTTAGGATTTTGTGAACTCCTGCCAGTTGTTCTAACTTTATATCCTTGTAATTAGTTGGAATCATATTTATAAATACCTTTAATTTGTTTATTTGTCACAGGAAGGTTACTCGGGTTTGGTCAAGCTTATTTAAAGCGAAATATCTTAATGCTGCTATTCCGTGGTCGTTTATTCCGATGGGTTCTCCTGTTTGCGCTCCAGTCTTGTCCTTAGCCCATGTAAACCCTCTAAATTCTTTAATTACGTTAGTTGAGTCCTCGGTTATGTTAATCTTATACCGTTGAAGTTTGTCGATTGAATTTCTTATTGAATCCGGTCCTTTTTTCGCTCCATAGATATTCCTGAATCCACCTCTGTAAATATCCTCTATGCTTTTGGGTTCGGCTGAATCCGCTATGATGTCCTTATATTTGTCCACTCCTAACTCAATCATCCTCTGTACTATATCGTTATTTGTTAACCTTGTTTTGTAGATTAACTCTTTAACATAAAGCTCGGAATTAAACCTATAAACCGAAATTAAAGCGGTAGGGTCATTCGTGAACCCGAAGTCTAATCCATAACCCAATAACTCAGCGGTTTCAGGTATTTGTTTAACTACTTCCCAGTTCTCGAATATAACTCCGTCAACAACACCTACCTCACCCAATCCGTAAACCTTCCACCAATTCGCCCAGTATGAAGATTCTTTTGCCTTCTCCTTAGCTTTTTCTATTTCTTTTACTAAGTCCTTGTCTAAGGCTTCATTATCTTTATAAGTTAATATAATCATTTCGGCATCCTTGTCCGATAATAACTCCTTATGAACCCAAAACTCCGATGTCGGGTTGTAATCTAAATAAATAAACCGCCTTGTACGAATGGCTAATTGATGGTAACTTTCAAAGGTTATATTGTTACACTCATTAACAAATAAAACGTCTCTTCGTGCACCTCTTAATTTATCCGCTTGGTCCGCTGAGAAAAACTCTATGTAAGAACCATTAACAAAATCATATCGGAGTGTACTTCGGTTAAACTGTTCCTCTCGGTACATTCCTAACCAATCCATTATTTTAATAAAGTCTTTTAAAGCTCCACGTCTTAAGTGTGGGATTGATTCCGATACGATACTGATTTCGGTTTTAGGTTTAAATACAGCGTAATCAATAAGTAAAGGAATGATACTGAAAGTCTTAGAGGAGCTTGTACCCCCTTGAACTATCCGAACTCTTTTTTTTAATTTAGATATTTTCCGCTGAGCTGTTGTCTTCTGGAGCATCCAAGTCTATTTGTTTAAATATCCTTTGTTCGTGGCTTATAACGTGGTCCACTTCCTCTTTAGGCTTACCGTAAACACGGTCAAATAATACGTCTAATATATGAATGCTTCCCTTTTCGAAATCCCTCGTTGCTTTCTTTGCTATTAATGCAACCCAAAAAGGTAGGTTATCGTTCTTTGCTAACTCCATTAACTCGGCTCTTGTTTTACCGAGGATTGTTTTTATAATGTCCTGACTTTGGCTTTTAGTTAGTTTTAAATTATGCTCCGCTAAGAAGTAATCCGTTAATACGTTTTCAATCTTCTTGGGTCTTCCGTCGGGATTACCTGACTGACCTTTTTTGAATGGTATTAAATTATCTAACTTATTTGCCATAAATCTCTGTTAAATCATTGTAACACCGTTCTTTTTAATAACTAATGTCGGGTCGAGTTTTTTCATTCGGTCAATTATCACTTGGCAATACTTCGGGTCTAATTCCATACCGTAACATTTGCGTTTAAGTTGGTGTGATGCTACCATTGTTGTACCACTACCTAAAAATAAATCAATAATACTTTTTTCTGCAAAATTAGATACAAAATAATTTGCTAAATCTATTGGAAAAGTTGCATTATGTTCTTTTATTTCGTTTTTTGTTTGTTTACTTATTTCTAAAACATTGCTCAAAGTACCTCTAAATTTTTTTGTTCCAATTGCTCTATTTGCTTTATGACTAAAAATATGTATATATTCAAATTGACTATTTAATACGTTTTCAGCCATTGCAGGTTGTGCGTTTTGTTTTTGCCATATAATAGTATCAGCATAAAAAGATTTCATATTATATAAAAAATCAATTAAAGCTGTTTTATTTCCAGATAAACTTTGAATATTTATAAAACTATATTCTGAAAATAATAAAGTATTATTTGTAAAATCCATTAATAATTTTAAATAATCGCTTTCATCTTTATTATCATTGTCATTTGCATATTTAGAAATTTTACCCATTTTTATTTCAGTAGGTGTTGTGCCTGCATTATATGGTGGACTTGTAAAACTAATTTCTGCCTTTTCTCCGTTCATTAGTTTAGCAACTTGGTCGCTATCCGTACTATCCCCACAAAGTAAACGATGTTCTCCTATTTCAAATAAATCGCCTAATACTATGTTCGTTTCAACTCCGCCTTCAGGCACCGCAAAATCATCTTCCTCAGCCTCTAATACTTCAGGTTCAAATCCTGGAACGTCCAATCCCCATTCATCTAACTTTTCACTATCCCATTCGTTTGCTAAACTATCCCAATCCCATTCACCGAAACCTACATTGTCTTTAATGGTAAATTCGTTTCTTTGTTCTTGAGTCCAAGAATCCGCTAACATGACCCAAGTATCAGGTATTTCTTTATGCCCTAATTCTTGAATGGCTTTTAATCTCATATTCCCTCCTAAAGGGTAAATCTTTTTATCTACATCCGTTACGCAAACCATTGGACGCTTCTCCATCATTTCGGGGAAGTCCTTAATTGACTGGACTAACTTTTTAAACTTGTCGTCTTTTATTATCCGAGGGTTCTTTGGGTTTGGTTTTATGTTAGATAGTTTCATCCTTGACCTCTGTATTTTTTAACGGGTTTGTCTTTTGGTCCTTTTCTTTTTTTATACTTGCCTACCTTTCGTTTTCCAAAGTTTAGTTTGTGGCTGAGTTCTTTAGACTTCATTCCTAATCTGTTTTAATTTTCTTTTACTCCATTCGATACCTTCATCACCTCCCCAAGCTAACCAAGCTAATCTACCGCATCCATCCCCTAATTCTTTTTTAGAGTTTTGTCTATGTCGTTCAAAAGCCGCCATTCTTGAGATAGTATCTTCCGATATCGGCTCACGGTTTGCTAACTGATTTGCTCTTTGTTTACCTACCGGAGTTGCACAATCACCCCATCCATGCTCTTCAGCCCAGCGTAAAGCTATTTTAGCATTCTCCGTTGCTGCCTGGGGATAGTCGGTATATGATTCTAACTTAACTTCCTTCCAATAGACATTACATAGTAAATATCTTTGGTCCTGTGAATACTTTTGCATTTCGGAATCACCCATACATCTTTGTAGGTATTCATCCTTGGTTTCCCCTTTGTTTGGTTTTGGCATAAAAAAAGCTCTTATTTGAAATTCATCATTCACTCTTTAATAACTCTCTTTGTTTTAAAAGATAGTCCGCTAACCACATGTATTCCTCATTAGTTAGTTTTTGAGGTAATCTCAACGGACGTCCGGAACGTTCCTCTTTTAATTGTTCGGCGATAATATATAACCTATCCGCTATTGAGTCGAGTTTATTTAGTTGCTCAGTCATTCTTTTTTTTCTTTTTATTTTCTTGAGTTGAATACCATACTAACATATCCGATATACAATCAGGACATCCGTTAATCTTAAATCCGGTAGTTTCCTCGTAATATGAAATTAAAGGGGCTACAAGTCCGTTACCTACGTTAATCTTTTCTCCGATACTTAACCAAGCATCAAATGTTTGTTTGTGTTGGTTATAGTAATTAAGTGATTCAGTTGAGTTCATTTTTAAATCTGTTTTTAATTATTTCAAATCCTTCTTTATATCTTTTACTTAAAGTATTACGTCCGATACCGGTTTTACGTTCTATGGAGCGTAAACTTTCATCCTGGGCCTGAAGGGTTATAAGCACAGGAACTAATGTTTCTCTATTTTTTAATATGTCGTTAATTATAAGTGAAGCTTGTTCTATATCGTATTCGCCCTCTGAGTCCGATGGTATGTCCTGAGTTAATTCTAAATTACATACCTCATTTAAAAGTGAGCTTTTACGTCCACGCTTTGACCAAAGATACCAGATAGTCGCACAGCATAAATTTTTAAGGTTATCCCTATCCGAATACTCTTTAACTTTATCAGGCATTTCAACTAACTTTAAATAAAAGTCATTAAATAGGTCATCGTGTAAATACCTACCACGATATAAGTTACGACAAAAATCCCTATAAAATCGCTCATTCTCAGTGATATGATTATCTATTAGGGTTTTGATAGCTCAAAATTATAACAATTTAATCAAGTTAGTGTAATTTTATTGGGTTGATTATCAATAAGTTATATAAATAGATTAAAATTTAACATATTTGTTAGTTAGTTATTTAATATATATATATACATTTGTGTATGCAAAAAACAAACGATATGAAAACTTCAACTAAAATCAGCAAATTACAAGGACAAAATTTAGAAACAGTTAAAGAAATTTTAAATAGAGATTTCTCAGTTTTAAGAACTGAAAGCCCCGATAAAAACATCAATTTCATTTACTTAAATGACAAAGAATTAAACAGCGTTACATTGTATTCATCACTTGGGAAAGTCCATAAAATATCTTATAGCTACAATTTTGTAAATTAATAAAAACGAGGGGTGCGACTCGGTAACGCACATTAAACTAAATAACATGACTAACTATTGTTTTTTTAAAAATCATAAGATTTCAGTTGTAAAGCAAAAAGAAGCTTTCGGAGGTCCGATATTCTATTCTAAAGAGTTTAACAAAAACTTTTATACTTTAAAAGAATTGTTTAACTTTATGAATAATCAAGGATACTTTCATTTATCACAAAATACTTTAAGATATATATATGAATAAACCAAAAAATAACTGGTCAATTAATTATTGGCCATCCGATGAGGTCAGGGACCTACTTTGGACTGAGGGTAGAGGCAACTTCAGGAAAACAATCGATGCCGCTTTAAAACTTTATTTTAAACTCAATGGAAAGCTTCGAAACAGTAATTAACGGACAAGAAGTAACGGTGGAATATGAGTACACTTATTACTATGAAGATGATACGTGCTTCGAGGACATTAACATTACTAACGTAAACGCATACACTGAGGACGGTGCATGTGAGGTTGATTATGACTTAATTTATAAAGACATCTATGGAAAGCGCAGTTTTGAAAATCTATGAAGCTATGGAAAGGCTTGAGCCTTATCATTTTGTTGAGTTCTTAAAAGACAATAAACAAACCTTGTTAAAGTTAGAGTCGTATCTAATTCAAGAAGCATCTATTAAAGCACAAATGGAAATATTACAATCTAAAAACAACTAAATATGAAAATCATCTCAGCGAGTATCAATCTAAACAAAATCAACAAATCTAAATTAATCAAAGGTAAAGACGGTAACGAATACCTTAACATCTCAATTATCTGTAACGATTCCGAAAACGAGTGGGGCAAGGATGTGACTATTACTGAAGGTCAAAGTGAGCAGGAGCGTAAAGATAAAGTAAAGAAAAATTTTATAGGCAATGGTAAAACGGTTTACAATACAGACAAACAATTCTAATGAAAACAATCAACTCTAAATTATTAGCCTTCCAAACAAAGGTTAATGCAATTAAAAA